CGGTGACGGTTGAAGTCGCCGTTCTGGAACGAGGCGCGCTCGTGCCATGCGCCGGTCGCCACGTCGAACACCCACGTCGTGTTGGCGGTCGGGAAGTTCAGCACGTAGAAGCTGTGGCCGTCCTGCTGGTAGGTGTAGCCGACCGCGTCCGACAGATCGGAGTATTCCTGTAGCTGCCACTCGATTGCGTGGGTCGAGATGCGCTGGCCCATGTAGCCAGCCGCGCGGAAGACCATACCCTGACCGCGGGCGTCCTTGCCCAGCCAGTAAATCTGGTTGTCCATCTTGGCGATGGAGTACGGGGCCGCGCAGCCGAGTTCGTTGTAGGCGCCCTGAATACGGGACAGCGGGAAGTCGAGCAGGCCGGCGTTGTACCAGACCTCGGTCGAGTTGGTGCCGAACACCCAGACCTCGCGGTGATCGACAAAGATCGCCACGACGTTGTCGGGGTTGCCTTCGGCGCTGGCAAAGTCCAGCGGATCGACGCTGGTGCCGTCCAGCAACTGCGTCACCCAAATCTTCTGGCTGTTCGGCTCGTTGAACACGAAGTAGCCGTCGAGGTAGCCAACTGTCACGGCGCCGGGGAAGTCCGGGTCGGTGATCTGCTGGAACGCGTCGGTCTGGGAGTTGTAGATGTAGCCCTGCGGGTTGGCCGCCACAAATAGCTGGATGCCGTTGTCGGACATGCTGACTGGGCCGGTGCCGGCGATGGTGCCCTTGGCGACGGCGTTCCAGTTGCTGTCCACCTGAAACAGCGTCGGGCCAGACACGACGTAGCCGTAGTTGCCGAAGGTCCACATCCCGCGGATCGGACCGATGCCGATAGTCGCCAGCCGCGTCAGGCCGGGCGCGCGCTGGAGGAAGGCAGGTTCCTTGCCGCCCTCCGGGACGATCTCCGGGAACAGGTTGACCATGCGGTTGGCGGCGGCGTTGACGCTGCGAGCGACATACGCCGATCCCAAGATCGGCGTCTTCATCAGTAGTTCCCGGCGTAGATGTTGAACCGCTGACGGGTCGCCACAATGCTGTACGGCATCGACATGATGTCGTCAGGGTTGTTGATCCGCTTGAGGTTGCGCTTGCTGGTCATGGCGATGCGCTGCACCTGCGGCGTCGGCTCCATGCCAAACTCGGGTGCCATTTCGGTGGCCAAGTTGTAGCGGAAGGCGCGCAGGTAGCCCGGCGGGAAGTGCAACTGCGTGGCCAGCGTCGCGGGCTTGGACAGTTCCTCAACGGAAATGAAGTGCCATTCCAGATCGCGCGTCGGGCGCGGGTAGACGTACATCTCCACGTCGGGGAACGTGTTGTTGACGAAGATCACCTGCGGGTACGTCGAGGTCACGGTCTTGACCGCGATCCCGTTGTACTGCTGCTGGTTAATGAACTTGATGCCGTAGCTGACGCCGGTGCCCGGGTCTTTGAAATAGGTGCTGTCGTCGAGCAGCACGGGGCGGTTGCCGACGAAGTTGCCGGACGGCCCGAGCGTGCGGAAAAGCTGACCGGCCGGCCAAGTGAACACCTGATCCTGCGTTGCGAACACGGACAGACGTTCCGTGTTCCAACTGTCGATCATTTGGTTCATGGCGTTCAGCGCGTCCTGAGACGTTTCGGCCGAAGGAACTTCGCCTTCGGCCAGAACGCCTAGAAGCCTGAGCGAACCGTTAATGATGTCGCCGGCCGTGGTCATTGCTTAGTCTTCCTGCGATGCGCGTCGGCGTCCACGGCGCTTGGGTGCCGCCAGTTCGTTCACGGCTTCGACCGGCTCGGCTTCCGCCTCTTCCTCGTCTTCCTCGTCAACGTCCGCCACAGCAGGCGTGGTGGGATCATAGCGTTCCCAGCCGTGCATTTCATCTGAAATCGCTTCGTGCTCGCTGATGGCGACTTTAGCGCCGTGCGTAGGGTGGACCATGTAGATTACGGACATATGGACCTCGTAAAAATGGACGGCCCGAAGGCCGTCCAACCTAATTAAAGGCAGTGAATAACCGCGAAGTTGATCGTAATCGCTTCGCTCAAGTTACCGCCGCTGATGTTACGCACGGTAATGGTGCATGACCCAGTAGCTTTGCTGGAAATCCAGCAGTTGTAAGCCCCCGCAGTAGCACCCGCAGCGACGTTCAAAATGGTAACGTCTCTGGCGCTGATCGTGCTGTTGTTTAGCGTGAAGGTCACGTTGGTCGCGGCGTTCAAAGTCGCGCCGTTCATAACGATCTGACCCGCAGACTTGTTGAGCGTAACAGGCTCTGCCTTGCTAACGCCCTGCGTCACCGTGCCTTGAGCGGCGGCGGTGTAGCCAAGTTCGCTGTCAACGTAGACAAAATCTGCGCCGCGGATGTCTTGGTCGAGGAAGGCAACGCCAATTGCTTGGGTGTTCGCCATTTCGTTTCTCCTGAAAAGGCTGCCCCGGCCGAAGCCGGGGCGAACCGATTAGTTGGCGATGCGGTACAGGGTGTAGGTGCCGTCGCCGGTCTTGACCGCGCGGAACCCAACAGCCTTGCCGGCTTCGCCAGCACCCGAACCGACCAGCGTCCAGCCCGTGCCGGTCGTCAGCGTACCGGCGCCAGCGCCAGTGCTCAGGAGAGCGAAGTCGAACGCCGAGCCGACCTTGGCGCTGCTGATGCGGTCATCGACGCCGCCAACGCCAGTCACAGCCGGCAGTGCGAGGTTAGCGCCGCTGCCCGAGGTGAAGACGATCAGACCCTGTTCGAGATTGAGCGGGGTAAGAGTAGCCGCGCCAGTGTAGGCAGTCGGAATAGCCTGCACACCGAGGATCGCCTCGTTAATGTTGCCATCGCCGACCTGATAACCGCCGGCACCGTTAGGAAGAGCCATGATAAAATCCTTTCAAATGGTGTTGCCCCCGGCCGAAGCCGGGGGCGGGTTTCAGGTTAGCCCCAGAGGCGGCAAGCCATCTGCGGACGGATGGTGTTGTAGCCGTACAGCACGTCGATACGGCAGGGCATACGGTCGTTGTTGATGTCGTACTGACGAACGACGCGCAGGCTGATGCCGTTGTGGACGGCACGCGACGCCATATCGACGCCCTGCGGGAGCAGGAGGTCGGCGGTGGCGAAGGTGATGGCGTCCTTGTGGTAGACGAGGTTCTGGGCGTACTGCTGACCGCCAGCGCCGACAAACACGACGGCCTGACTGTTGGCCGGCAGGGTCGAGACAGTGGCAAGCGCGTGGCCGGCCGAGTACATCGGAGCCACGGTGATGTTGCCTTCGCCCGACGATCCCAGCGTGACGTTCGCCAGAGCGACGAACTGGAACAGCGAACCAGTGCTTTCACGGGTCTGCGGGTTGACAGCGAAGCAGCCGTTGACGGTGAACACGTCGCCAGCCTTGACGGTGAGGCCGTTACCAGCGCCGGTGATGGCGATGGTGGTCGCGCCTTCGGTGGTCACAGCCGCCGAGGTGGAGCCGCCGGTCGCGTTGCGGGTGCCGGTGGTGAACTGCTTGATCGACTGCGACATGTTGATTTCGTCGAAGCCGAGCACGCCGGTGCCCATCAGGCCGTTCTTGAACTGCTTGCTGATGGTGTCGGTGGGGTTGAAGAGGCCCTTCATCCCTTCGACGAGGCCAGCGTTGGCAGCCGGGTTGACGGTCGCGTAGCGCGGCGACATCACGGCAGCGTTCTCGTTCAGCTTCTGCTGGGCAGCCAGCAGAACGGCCGAGGTCGCTGGGGTGACGCCGGGGGTGCCGACCGAGTTGCCGATGGTGGCGAACGCGTTGGCAACGTCCGCGTCGATGCTGGACGCAAGCTGCGAAATACGCGGCTTGAGAACACGCTCGGCGAAGTCGTCAAGCTGCATGGTCAGTTCGGCGGTGGTGAAGTTCACGCCGATGTGCTTCTGCGAAGCAACGGTCAGGGTGGTGAACTGTTCGTTGTCGTCCTGCACCTGAAGGGCGGCGCCGTCGGTGACGAGGGCACGGTCAGGCAGACGGATGCGCAGGGTCGAGCCGATCTTGGCGCCTTCCACTGCGAAGCTGTCGTCGTACTGACGGTTGACGTTGCGGGTGAGCACGAGGTTGTTCTCCAGAATTTCCAGAGCCTTCCGCGTGATCATGTCAATGGTAAGAATGCTGTTAGACATTTCGGCAGTCCTTTTAAAGTTAGCGGTTCATTTGCGCTTGCAGCTTTTTCATCTGCCTTGCGCGTTCAGCTTCAATCCAATCTGACGTACTCATGGTCTTCGTTGA